GGTCGGTCACCTCATATATATGTGTGTGGTTGCTAATAACCAAGCGTGTTTTTCAGTCCGTACATCGAGTTGTGTATCATCGCGTCGTGGTTGGTCTCAACGCCATGCTCCATGCCGTCGATGTACGTCAACACGCTGTAGTCGCTGCTGCCATCGCAACCAGAGTATTTAAGCTCGCTTGAAATGTGGCTCAGCTCTGTCTCGGCGTCACCAGCGAGCATGGTACCCGCATAGTACTTCTCGCCCACGCTGTAAGCTTCCCGACCAGCCGTCCACGCCGCATCAGACATTCCAGACGGCTTCATGCTAAAGACGTGACCAGGATTCGCGGCGAAGACCCCCACGCCACCAACAACGACGGCGATTGCGGCGGCGACGATGATCTTCTTGCGCCGCGCCTTCTTCGCGCCATCATCCAGCAGCGCGTCAGTGGTGGTGGATGACTCTAGCTCTCCCGCGACCATCGCGCGGAAGTCATCATCCGTAATCTTTCCTGCGTCGCGCAGCTTGCGCAGCTCGTCAATCTTCTTCTCGTCCATGTGGTCCTCCTTCAATTTATGTCCACTCTTAGAACTAGTGTTCTATCCGTCACGCAGTCCAGCGAAGTGGCCGTTTGGTGTATCGGATAGGCCTATGACGTAGTCCGCGCTGCAATCGAGCGCTCGGCATATCTTCGCGAGCATATCGGAATCGGGAGTGCGCTTGCCGTGCTCCCATCCACTCACGGTCTGCTTTGTCACGCCGACCATGCCGCCAAGCTGCTCCTGCGTGAACCTGCGGAAGCCGCGCATCGATGCGATGCGTAGACCGATAGAGACGGAGGTGGTCGAATCCATGCGTGCGCTCCCTTGGCTTGGCATCGAATGATTTAATCGGTCGAGTGCATGAGATCGAGGAACGTCTGTACATTCGTGCCCAGCGCATCTGCGATTGCAAACGCGAGCGAGACGGACGGCTCCTTGACCTTGCCCTTGCACAGCTGCGAGACATATGAATTGGACTTGCCAATGGCGCGCGCAAGCTCGGCCTGCGACATGTGAGACTCGCGCAGGATTCGTCTTAGGGCTTCTCCGTACGTCATGGTCAACCAACCCCTTTGTCTTGTCGCTGAAGAAATCTTACCAAAAAGGAAGTTTTCTTATTGACTAGTAAGAATTCTTCCCTTATGATAGGCACCGTAAGCAGTTAAGAATACTTAACAGAACGGAGGTAATGGTTTTGGAGCTGCTAAAGGACCGAGTTGCGATTCATTGTCTCCACACTGGTGACACGCGCGAGAACATCGCTAGGCAGCTCGGAATGTCTGTTGTTACCCTGCGCTCGAAGCTCAATGGTGAGACTGAATTCAAGCTCTCGGAAGCCGAAGCGCTTGCAAGCATTCTCGGATGTTCTGTTGATGAGCTAAAGAAAGAGTTCACCTGCTCATAACAGGGCGTCGTTTTCCTTTTCCAACATTGCAACAACAAGTCGAAGCGCGAAGCCATTCAATGGGTGGCTCGGCGGAGCCTTGCGCGATTGAACCTTAACAACTCAACACCACGTGTGGCACGAACAGGGGGAGCCTGCGGTGTCCGCCACGTGCATCTAGTGAGTCTCATTGGAAAGACCACCGCGCCGCTGCAAGGCGGCTTCGATAAAAGTTTGCCCCCGCAAAGCCGGACCAATGCGAGGGCGCGACACAGACAAGCAAGCCCCCGCCGAGGACAGGTCGGCGAGGGCGAGACATGGAGGACCGCTTACAGATGTGCGGCCTTCCATCCATTTTAGCACACCTACCAGCAGTTATGCGAGTCAGCTTCCCGCGTGGCGTCGGCGTCGAAACGCATTCCCTAACGCTTGATGCACCGACTCCCCTCCTTTCGACTTACGCATGATGTTGTCGCGTTCTCACAACGGCGTCGGCGTCACGCAGGGGACTGATTCGCAAGACAGGGGGCGAGACATGGAAAAGAAAGTGATCTACGGCACAGCGCAGGATATGGCCGTGCGCGCTGGTCTTCGTCCGCAGTTGAGCTACACGGTGGCGGAGACGGCCAAGTACACGGGAGTGCCACGCTCGACCATCTACAAGGAGATTCGAGCCGGACGGTTGAAGCGCTTCCTGATATACGGGACGCGGGGCTATCGCATCACGTGCAAGGCAGTGGACGAGTGGATTGAGAGGGGGACCGATTGATGCTGTACAACGTCACGCTGTGGGTGGACAGGCACCCGTATCTGGCTTTCTGCATCTTCCTCGCGCTCATGTTCGGCGCGATGGCACTGTGCGGGCTGGATGACGCAGGAGACCGCGTGGCCGCGCTGGGCGGGCACTAATTGACCATTGCGCGTGGACAGGCGCGCAAGAGCAAGAGACATTAGAGACATGGAGGATTGACAATGGCAAGGACTAAGACGGCTGTGGCAGAGGACGAGCAGAGCGGGCTGGGCACAATCAAGCTGCGTGTAAGGCTCACGATCACTGAGGAAGCGCTTGGCACCAGCTCCGCGAACAAGGAGCTGCACCGCGACTACATCGCATCGAAGGCGCCTGACGCGAAGAGCACGGAGGAAGAGGTCGCGGCGCTCGGCGTGGAAGCCGTTGACGAGAAGGGCCGCACGGTCTTCCCGCGCATGACCGTGGGCGACGATGCGGACGTGCCGTTCCTTTACGACTACCAAATCAAGGGGTTCTTTAAGGACGCAGCCAAGATGATGAAGAAGGTGCGCGGCAGCGAGAGCGCGAAGGTGCGCGCATACAAGCAGGCCATCGACGGCCTTCTCTTCATCGACCAGCGCCGCATCCCATGGATGACTGAGGATGACACCCCCGCCCACGTCGGGCCTACCTGCGAGCGACCCCTGCGTGCGTCAACGCCGATGGGAGAGCGCGTGGCCCTCGCGTCGAGCGAGACGGTGCCTGTTGGTAGTCACCTCGAATTCGGCATCATCCTCATGGACAAGACGCTGCTCCCGATGGTAAAGGAGTGCCTGAGCTACGGACAGCTGCGCGGGCTTTGTCAGTGGCGCAACTCCGGCAAGGGCACTTTCACGTGGAAGCCAGTCGGCAAGGTCCAGAAGTTCGGCGCGGAGCTGAGCGCCTAGCGGCGGAAGAGCGCTGAACGAGCAGGCCAGAGCTTAGGACCGATTTGCATTGGAACAGCAGAACCGCGCGCTGATATGCGTGAGCACGACGAGTAAAAGAAGTGCTTTGGCATAGCTTAGCTGCGACTCGAAACGGAAAAGAAGCGTGGCGCACGGCCTCTGAAAGGCGGAGTAAAGCACAGCTGGGGCATGGCTGGGATTCGACCTGCACTGCGTGGGCTTAGCGGCCAAAGGACGTGCGAAGGCTCTGCACTGCGTTGCAAGGGCACGGAATTGCTGCGGCTGCACTGCTAAGGCAAGGCGGAGAAACACAATGGCACAGCAAAGCGTGGTCAAGCAAGGCGCAGGAATGGCGTAGCGCAGCTTTGGACGCGCGCTGATGGGCTAAGGCATTGATTAGCACTGCCATGGATGGCATTGGCATAGAGAAGAGTTGCGTATCACGGCGGCGGCTTTGCTTTGGGCCGCGCCGCGCTGCTTAGGAATCGCGAAGCTAGGTAGGCAACGGCATTGGGCAGCATAGATCGGAAGTGCGAAGGCGTAGAAATGGGCAGCATGGATAGGCGCAGCCACGGAACGGCTTTGCGGCGCCGTGGAACGGCATAGAAACGTTCGGAAGCGCAGTAGAAACGCATGGATCGTAATCGCGCGGCCACGGCACAGCCAAGAGTTGCTCGGCAGCGGAAGCGTAAGACCAGAGAAGCAACAGCACGGGAGAGCACAGCCGGGGAATCGCTTAGCAAAGCTCAGTGGTGGAACAGCTCCGAGCGGCGGAGAGGGGGAAAGGCCATGAGCCGAGTAGAGACGCGATGGCTGAGAAACGCCCTGACGTGACCAGAAGCGCTAAGCATCGGGCTGGCGATGAGAAGCTGCACGCAGATTAGACGAGCGCTGCCGATGCATGGCACCGACCAGACGCGCAACGGAAATGCTTTGACTTGCGTCGGCAGAGCTGGACGCGGCGAGGGCGATGCACAGCGAGGTAGAGCGGCGGCAAAGCTAGTCGAGGAATGGCGGCGGCGAAGCATAGCCGGGATTCGCGTCGAAAAGCATCGGAGTAGCACGGAACGGACCCGCTAAGGCGAGGAGACGCGGGAAAACGCGAGGAAACGCACGGCAGATGCGGAGCCGTGGCGAAGCTATGGATGGCAACGGAGAAGCTCGGAAGGAAGCGAGAAGGGTGGACGAGATTTGCAGGGCGGCGGCGGTGATGATGTGCGGGCGCGGCGTGCCACCTGACGTGGTGGCGAGCGTCCTGCACGTGCCGCTGAGCAGGGTTCGTAGATGGACGGAAAGGAGATAGGGCATGGAAGACCACGAGCAGATAGATATGGACGATAAGGCCAAGCTGGCCGTGCTCCAGGCACTGTACAAGGTCATCGCGAAGGCCGTGTCGACGGGTGACAAGCACAACCTGCGCGGGCGCGTGGACGCCCAGCTGCGCCAGAGCTACGCATGCGACGGCACGAAGACGCAGGACATTCGCATCGGCGGCAAGAAGGTCGGCACGATCAGCGCAGTGGTCAAGGAAGACCCGGTGGTTGAGCACGATTCGTTCGAGCTTATCGACGTTGACAAGCTGGAAGAGTGGTGCGCAGACCTCGATGCCGAGTTTTTCGTAGATTACGTCATGTACGGCACGCAGGACGGATTCGACACATTGCGCGACTTCGCCCAGTGGTACTTCACAAAGACGGGCGAGATGCCAAGCGGCTGCGAGATGGTGCACTACACAGGCGGGACTGGCTACGACTACGTTAAGAGCACGACGCTGCGCGTTGACCCGCAGAAGGTCTACGAAGCGGCGGGCCGCGAGCTTCCGGAAATCACCCAGCGCCTTCTCACGGATGGAGGTGACGAGTGATGGCTGTACCAGTCTTGATTTTGGGCGCGAGCGGCGTGGGCAAGACCTATTCGCTGCGCACGATGCCGCCAGAGTCATACGGTCTGGTCGAGTGCGAGAAGACCATGCTCAGCTTTCGCGGCGGGAAGAAGTTCGCGCGCACGAAGGACTTCGGCGAGTTGGAGCACATCGTTTCCGTCTACGCCGACCACTTCCCCGCAGTGGTGGTGGATGACTTCGGCTATTGCATCACGGATATCTATATGCGCGGGTCGTGGGGAGACGAGAAGTACCGCGACCAGTTTGAGGTTTACAAGGAGATAGCCGGACGCGTCTACAGGTTCATTGAGTTTTTGAACGACCTGCCCGACGGGAAGATCGTGTACCTCACGATGCATACCGACACTGACACCATGGGCAACGTCGTGCCCGCCACAGTGGGCAAGCTGCTTAACGAGAAGGTCAATCTTATCGGCATGTTCAACATCGTCATTCTGTGCGAGCTGAACGGCGGAGAGCATCAGTTCGTGGTGGCAAACAAGGGTCCAGCGAAGAGTTGCGGCGCGTTCGCCGACGATGTAATACCGAATGACCTTCTTACGCTTGACAGCGGGATACGCGACTTCTTGGGATGGCCGACCATCCAGCCTAGCGACAATGACGAGCACTAGCGCGCTGCGGCGCGGCATGGACGAGTGTTGCGCACACTTCAGGCAGCTGGTCGCAGACGGATGCGACGAATCCGTGGCCGCTGACAGGACGTTCGATGCGTGGGCGTGTTCGTTCGAGAGCGACGCCCATTGTTTCGATAGGCGTGACCGACTTTTCGAGAGCAAGGTACGAACGATTTTACAGGAGGAACGAAATGCATAAGGTTAACTGGGCGGCTGTGACCGCATCGAGCGACGGGGATTTCGAGAAGCTTCCCGCTGGTCCCTACGTCGCGATCATTACGGACGCGACCGACCACGAGGACAAGCAGTATGTCGAGGTCGTGTATGACATTGCCGAGGGCGAGCACAAGGGATTCTACAGCGACGATTGGGGCAAGCAGCACCCGTATGCGCACCACATCTTCATGTCATACAAGGAGACGGCGCTCGGGATGCTGAAGGGCAGGCTCGAAGCCATCCAGTCGAGCAATCCGGGCTTTGACGCCTTTGCCGCGTGGGACGCCGGCCGTCTTGACATGTTCCGCAATCGTCTTGTGGGCATCAATCTGCAAGAGGAAGAGTACGAGCGCAACGACGGCGATACGGGCGTCAGGCTCAATGTCGCGCAGGTCGTGGACGCGCAGAAGGTGCGCGACGGCCTTGTGAAGACGCGCGAGCGCAAGACCCTTGATGCGAAGAGGGCGCACGTCCCGACCAAGCAGAGCGAGAAGGATGCCTTCAACAACGTCGATATCCCGTTCTAGCTGGTAGGCACGCATGACGAACACGGAGCCGTCCATCCAGTCAAGCAGCTGGGTGGGCGGCGTCATAGAGGATAGCCGTCAACAAAGCGGCAAGCACGAAAACAAGCACGCTTGGTGGGACGCGCACGGAGTGGTCTACCAGCGAAAGAAGCTGGATTTTGGTGACTACATGGACGCGAGCGGGCTATCCAACATTTCGGTTGACACGAAGCGCTCAATCGCTGAGGTCGCGATGGACGTTGGCCGCGACCACGCGCGTTTCGTGCGGGAGATTGAGCGGGCCAACGCCACTGGGTTCCGCCTTGTGGTGCTCATCGAAGTCGGCGGGCCATATGCGACGCTTGACGCGATAGCTGGATGGACGGCCATACCGTGCCGGAACTGCGCGAATCGCCGATATGGATCGTGTGTCCCGCACGAGAGCGGATGCGCGCGCTTCCGCAGCAGACCAATGCAGGGCGAGACGGTGTTGAAAATCATGCGCAGGCTAGAGGATGACCACGGATGCCGCTTCGAGGTGTGCCGACCATCGCAGTCCGCGCGCAGAATCTGCGAGCTTTTGGGGGTGAGATATGACAATGGATGACGATGCGAGCACGGACGAGCCGACCAGCAAGCAGGTGGACGTAAGCGGACTCACTGAGCTTGGCAAGGCGGCGGTGTGGTACGCAAGCAACGGTTTCGCCGTCTTCCCGCTTGGCGAGCGCTCGAAGAAGCCAATCACGGTCAACGGACTGCACAATTGGACCGATTCTCCAGACAACGCCGCAGAAGGCTGGCGCAAGTTCCCAAACAGCAACATCGGCTTGGTATGCGGCACGCCGAGCCACGGACTTCTGGTAATCGACCTCGACGTGTCTGATGAGAAGGACGGAATCGCCACGCTGCGCAAGTGGGAGAAGGTGAACGGCGAGCTTCCGGAAACCGCCGAGTCAATCACTGGCAGTGGTGGCAGGCACCTCTTTTACAGGACCGACCGCACGGGCATACACCCTAGCGTCAATCACGATCTTGGCGTGGACGTGCGCTCCGATGGCTCATACGTCATACCACCGCCATCCATCCATCCATCAGGCGGGATGTACGAGTGGTGGGCGGACCCGCGCGACGTTGGCATAGCCACGGCGGACGCTGCTGTATACGACTTTATAGATTATGTTCAGCGCAACGGCGGCGAGGACGAACTCGCGAAGAAGCCAAACGGCAAATTCCGCCTTCCAGACAAGATACCCAAGGGCGAGCGCGACAACACGCTGTTCAAGTACGCATCGCACCTCCGTGCGATTGGCCGCTCAGACGAAGAGATATTGACTAGCGTCATGGGCGCAAACATGATCCGTTGCGAACCTCCGCTTGACTCGCGCGCCGTGGAGCGCATCGCGAAGAGCGCTTGCCGATATGAGCGCGGCGAAGACGCGGATACCGACCGGCGCGAGGTCGGGAAGCCCGGGCGCACATCATCAAGCAGCAGTGGTGGAGGTGGCTCAGATTCAGATGACGGAGAGCGCTTTTGCGGGCGTCGCGGCGGTGTTGACACAACCGCGCTGGGATGTTACATCATCAACAAGCAAAACGCGCGGATAATCGACGGAGCGCCTGCGGTATGGACGGGCACACGCTGGGGCTTCGGCGCGCGAGCGATTAAGCGTGCGACCGTGGCCGTGTGCAAGAGGGCAAAAATCAAGGATAAGAACGAGGTCCTATCGTTCGTCATGGACTCCGCGCCGCGTGTATCATCGAGCAACGCATTTGATGGAAGGTATTACGTCCAATTCAAGGACTGCACCTACGATGTTCTGAGCGGTGAATGTGTAACGCCGAATCCGTCAATGTTCATAATCGGGACGTTGCCTATTGACCTAGACTTGGACGCACCTCGCGGACTGGCTGACGAATTCGTTAGCTCAATCGCAGCGGGAGACGAAGCGGTGAAAACGCATCTGTGCGAGATCATCGGCGCGTGCATGTGTTCGTCGCGCATTGTATCGCAGGCCCCGATGCTCATTGGCCGCGCGCGTGGTGGCGCTGGAAAGGCAGCTAACGGAAAGTCAACGTTCATTAACTGGCTATCCTCAATCGTTGGCAGCGAGAACGTCACATCTCTCTCAATTGATGACTTCGGCAACAGGTTCAACAAGGGAATGGTTGTCGGAAAGCTCGCAAACCTAGGCGATGATATTCCAGACGGCTTCCTGCAAGGTGACCAGCTGTCAACGTTCAAGAAGATGGTTACTGGCGATTCAATCTACGCGGACGTAAAAGGAACCGACGGATTCGAGTTCCGTCCCTCTGCGCTGCAAGTGTTCTCGATGAACACGATACCAAGACTTTCGGATACAACAGACGGAATTATGCGAAGGCTTGACTTCACGCCGTTTCGCGCCGAGTTCCGTCCAGGCATGGATGGCTATGACCCGAATATGGAGCGGAAGCTGTCGGAGCCAGAGGTGCTAAGGCGCGGCGCGCTGCTTGGACTTATGGCACTTCCAGACCTCATAGAGCGCGGGCGATTCACCGACATACCAGATATGCGCGAGGAGCTTGACGCCGTGCGCATCGACAACAGCTCAGTGGCCCGCTGGGTCACGGACGAGTGCGTGGAAGCCGTACAGCTCGATGGTTCGTCGGTGGCGGAGGTGTACCAGAGGTATTGCGCGTGGGCGGACGAAGCGGGCGAGAGATACGTTCGCAACCGCAGCGAGTTCAGCAAGGCGTTAGTTGAATTCTTTATGCAAAAACAGGGTGAACAGGTGAACACGCCCAACCTCGAATGCGCGCGATTCAAGCGCAACGGAAGGGCGATTCGCGGATACAGGCTCACAAAAGCATAGGAGTTTAACTAGCAAAACGCACTTTAGGTGTTCACTCGTTCACCAACGTGTCACCCGATTTACCTGCGCAAACATCGCAGGGTGAACAGGTGAACGGGGGATTCGCCTATCCCTGACCTATAAGGGGAGCCAAAAAATAATAAAGAGGTATATATCGCGCGCGAGCGGCGTCACCCGTGCACCCGCGCAGCAACAAGTTACGCAGAGCGCGCGATTAGAGACAGGAGGACCAGACCATGCCGTACTACGTCGTGGATGGGAGCGTCGTGGAGAGCTGCGGCAAGTGGTGGGTGGACAACGCCCGTGCAGCGCGCGTCGTGGCGGAGGTCGTGCCGATCGCGACGTGCGACGGAGACGCCGTGGGCATGCCCGACTTCACGGCGTGGGTGCCGCCTGGGCATGCCCACTGCAAGCTGGACGGTGTGCGCGTGAAGCGCGTTGAGGTGGATGAGCCACGACCTCAGCGACCGAGCTACCTGCTGATGGTCGAGCCGTTCGAGATGGGCACGCCGAAGGAAACAGCCGTGAAACCGCTGGAAGAAGCCGCAGAAGCCTTCTGCGCGTGGCAAAACGCTGAGCTTGACGCGCTCGAATCGGGCGGGTCGGTGCCGCTGCTGCACGTGCTGTACAAGTGCTGCGACGTGATCCAGGCGGTGTGCAACCTCATGTGGCGCATGGGAGCGACGGATTCGCAGGTCATGGCGGCAATGCGGGCCGTCACGCTCCAGAACGAAGTGCGCGGACGCTACGGAGCGGAGTACGCGAGCGATTCTAAGGCGATTTGCGGCGATGAAAACGGCAATGCGGACACTGACTAGCGTTCGTATGTGAAGTGTCCGAATTTGGCCGCGAGAATCGTTTTTAACGGCATTCGCGAGACATTGGAGGTGGTGCCCTATGGGCGCTGTTGTGGATGGACGGTCGTACGCCCGCGAGGTTGGCGAGTGGACGCGGCGAGACGAGAGACGCCTGCGGAGGTGCGCGAAGCAGCTTGACGCGATGTTCGGAGAGGTGTTCGCGCTACCGCCGAACCGCGACACGCTGGACCTGATGCAGGCAATCGAATCGGCCATCGTGGCCGCGAACGGAATCCTCGAAAGGCTGGATGGAGGGACCGAGAATGACGAGTGAAGCGGATGCATCAAAACGCGCTAAAACTGCATACGCGAATAAGCATGAAAGACGTATCGCGTTCGGCGTAGGCGATAGCGAGTCACCCATCACATGCGGCGAGGTTAAGCACCCCTCGCACTACCAGAGCGAGGGCGTGGAGTGCATCGACGCGATGTACGCCGTATCGCCCGACCTCGCGGTGTACTTCTCCGTGGGCTCCGCAATCAAGTACCTTGACCGCGCCGGGCTTAAGGATGACGAGGAGCAGGACCTTCGCAAGGCGCGCGAGTGCTGGCACATGGCGAAGAGGATGCTCTCGCGCAAGATTGACGAGGACGTGGACGAGTTGATTCGGAGGTGCGAGCAGTGAGCGGCGGACACTACAGCTCCTACAACGTGGACTGCCACGAGGTCGATTGGCACGATCACGAGCTGAACGAGCTGTGGCGCGACCTCACCTCTGGCAAGGACTTTAGCGTGCGCGGACACGACGGTCTGATGCAATCGCTGGACTTCTACGAGTGCAGCGACACCGAGCGCTCCGACTACACGGAAGCCGTCCAGCGCTTCAAGCGCAAGTGGTTCCACAAGACGCCGCGCAATCGCGTGGAGTTCTATCGCGCAGTGATTCAGCGGTGCGCCGACGAGTGCAAGCAGGAGTTGGGACTGGATGGAGGACCGAATGAGCAAGATTAGCGACGAGCTACGCGAGCATGGAAACGGATATTTCGAGCAGCGCAACGGAGACTGCGAGTGGCTTTATGATATCGCCGACCGCATCGACAACGAGATGGTGGAACTGCCGAAGGGCGTTGACGAGAAGCCGATAAAGCCAAGGCAGACGGTGTACGACCTTAGCTGGAGTGGGTGCAAAGTCGATAACCTGATTCTGTATTTCGATGGCAGCTGGCTTGCGCGTATCACTCCAGAAGGCTCTTCCAAGAGCTGCGAAATCATCCCAGAATCACTCACCCACACCCGCCCCGACAGCTTCGAGAGCATCGCGGACGAGATGGACAAGTTTGTGGACGATACCCCCGGTATTGACACCTTTTATGCAAGCACGGCGTCTCGTCTGCGCGACTTCGCAGACCGCATTCGCAAGCTTGCGAAGGAGCAGGACCATGAGTAGGCGAGTCTGCGAGACGTGCGCGTGGTGGGCTGCTGGTGAGTACGAGCGCGGCATTTGTGCGTATGACTTTTATGTGCTCGTAAACAACACCGCTGACGTAGCACATGAGTCCGCCAAGCGCATCCGCATGAGCGATGACACCTGCGAGCACTGGGAGCGTGAGGAGGACAACGCGAATGAAGCTCGATGACGATTACAGATGGTTCGCGCTCGTGGCCGTTGCGGCGACGTTCGTCGCTGGGATGGCCGCGCTTGTGCAGGGCCTTGCACATACGTTCGGAGAGACGTTGGCGGACTTCGTGGCGGCTGCTTTGTTGCTGTTGGTGTCGGCTGCGATTGCATTGGAGGTGCGCAAGTGAGCGAGGGCGATTCGGAGCTGTACGTCATCGAGCTTGGCGGAGACGGCGGAGACGCAACGACCATACGCAGGCTGCTTCAATGCACCTACTCAAACGGCGGCGCGTTGGATGTGTCACGCCGCGACATAACGTCCATGCGCAGGCTGGTGCGCTGCAAGGAGTGCCGCCATGTGTACGAGCACGCGGACGTACGGGGGCGCTGGCTCCTGTGCAACCTGAGCACATACCGCGAGGTCGAGCCGGATGGCTTCTGCTCGTGGGCCGAGAAGCGGGAGGACGAACGATGAGCGAGTACGCAATATACAAGATGTTCGATGGGTGCGACGCGCCGTACAACGTCGAGTTTTGCGGCCATCTAGTCGGGTCTCGCATCTGGACTGGTGACGATGACCCTACCGCGCTCATGGCAAGGGAGTACGTACGCAATGGGTGGCACACCGAGCCGCCGAGTGACGGGCGCATGGTCCTATGTCAGGGAAAAAGATGCAGCATTTTCGTGGGGAGCTTATACAAGTTGAACAAGTTCGGCATGGAGTTCTACGTGCCGAATTGCAGAGACAACTACCGGTACGCGATTGCCTGGCACGAGCTTCCAGAACTGTATGGAGGTGGCACAAATGGCACCGACTAGCGACGAGCGCCGCGAGATTGCGGCATGGCTGCTGATTGAAGTCAAGGACGAGGACACGAGCCTTGACTACCCGGTCCACCGCATCATCAACGACGTGCTTGGAGTCAATGGCGCATGGGGAGCCAAGGCCGCGCACATCCTCGCTGACCTCATAGACCCGACGTGTCACAAGGTCATACCGAGCGAGATGGAAGGTTGTGTCTTCTGCTCAAATTGCGGGGCGGAAATAGGTGAGTACGGCGTGCCTAACTATTGCCACAACTGCGGGCACAGGGTGGTGAGCGGCGATGGTGAGTAGCGACGAGCGCCGCGAGGTGGCGAAGAAGATTCGCGCATACGTGGACGCCTACGGCGATGGAATCGAGGACGCGGAAATGGTGCTGCTTGGCACCGTCTGGGGCAGGGACAATCGCGGCGATGTGGTCAGACCGACCAGCGAAGCGGAGCTGCTTTCCATGCTCGCCGACCTCATTGACCGCCCGACGTGTACCATGACCTACAGACCTGAGTGGAGCGGGGACGAGATATACCCGACAGCCGCTTACCAATGCAGCAATTGCGGCTGTGTCGTCAATGAAGGCATCACAGAGTTCTGCCCCGAGTGCGGCGCGAGGGTGATACATGATGACAATTAGTGATGAGCGCCGCAAGACTGCGGAGTTAATGCGCAATGAAGCATCCGAATTTCGCCGCCTTGGCAAAGAGTACGACCATGTGTGGACCGTCGATTTGGGAGACGTGCCCGCGATATTCCAAGATATCGCACACTACGTTGGGCTTGACGGGACCGTCCGTACTGACGAGCTCTTCGATCGCGTTGCAGACCTTATAGACCCGACGTGCCACGAGGTCGGAAGTTGGTGCGAAAGCGGCTTGTACTATCCGACCATCTACCACCATGAGCTGTCATGCGGGCATACCATCACGACTCCATATGGTGCGCTGCCTGAATGCTGTGACGAGTGCGGAGCGAGGATTTTGGACTATGGCGAGCGAGAAGACTGAGCCTATTCGTATTAGATGCTGCGGCAGCTGCGACCAGTGGACTCTCGATGTGGCGCTCTCGCATGAGGTTGGGTTCACGTGCGGAGAATGCTGGATGTTTGGTCAACATCGGTATGTGAATGCGTGGTGCAACGCATGGGAGAAGAAGGCGGATGACGATGACTAGCGACGTGTACTGTCCCAAGTGTGGGCGCAAGCTGCTTGTGGGCTGGGAGTTTGGAGCTGCCACCGCCACCAACGGCTTTGGAGATGCGGTGTGCGATTTCGAGGGATACATGAGTCACGTGCTGTACGACTACAAGCGCAAGTGCCCGTACTGCGGCACCGAGCTAGAGATTAGCCACGTGCTGGTGCCGCACTTCACGGCGGAGTTTGCGAGGTGATTGCATGAGTGACGTGGTGAGCGTCGTGCTGTTCGCGGGGCTGATCCTGTTCCTCGCGTTCGCGACGTGGTGCTGGATGTGGCCGAGGTGATAGATCAATGCGTCAAATCAAATCACATTGAGCAAATCGCAAATAGCGAATCAAACGCAAATGCAAATTGCAAATCGTTTTGCAAATCATAAATCGTAAATCGCAAATCAAATCGCAAATCGATTGCGGCGCAAATCAAATCAAATGCTTCAATCAAATCGCCCGTCGCCTGTAAGCAAGCGGCGGGCAAATGCTGTGTAACGCTTAACATCTGGAAGTATCTGACGCTTATATTTATAAACATTCTAATCTAACAGCGGTTCTGTTTGATTTTTGTTGCGATAGTTTTGAGCGATGACAAACAGGTAAGAACGCAATCGTTGCTAGTTGCGAGGACTTTGCAATCAGAAGCGTGATAAGCAACACAAAATCATTTCGCACGCTCTCTTTTTATTTGCACTATCTATTCTCATAACTTTATTTCAGGAGGTGGCAACAGATGACCGGAAGGGAATGGCTCGAATCTGTTCGCACCGCAACGCTAACAATACGTGACGAGCGTGATAAGATAGACCAAATGCGTTCTATGCTTGGTCCACACGGACGTGGTGGGCAGTTCCACGGAGGAACGTTCGTTGACCCCATGCGCCACGTCGATTCTTATGTGGACGAGGTTAGCGAGTGCGAGCGTCTTATATCAGACATGCGTAGGATCATACTCACTGCTGATGCTGTAAGACGTGGGATGATTCACATGGGCGCTGATGACGCGTCAAAAATGCTTGAATACAGGTACATGAACGCCGAGCCATGGCCACTTATTGCGTACAGGATGAAGAGCACGGCAAACGAATGTATCGCGTTTGACGCGAAGATGGCCGAATGGATAGACTCGATTGGCATTGCAAGGCTCGTTGATGCCGGGCGTGGCGAGTCTAATTAGTGGTTAGCATGAGTTGTTTGGAAACAGCGCCTTATTATTAGGGGCGAATTTTTCATGCAGATTTTAGGTGCCTATTATTAGGGAGCTTGCGGCGTTCCGTAGCCATAGGCATTTCTGAGAGTGCCGTTATTATATGGGTGGTCGAGGTCATCAGTTTGTTAGACTGGCGCAACAACGATGTATAATGTTGCAAATGCAACACGGTGTTGCGCGTGCAACAGCTGCCGAGGTGAGCAAGTGAAGACGAGACTACAGGTGTATCTAGAGAGCGCGGGGATATCTCGAGGAGCGCTATCGTGGGCAGCTACAGTAGACAGGCGCACTGTATCAGCGCTGTGTGATGGCAGGCGCTTGGGGCAGATGGCTACGTGGGTACTCATAGCAAAGGCGCTGGGGTGCGGGCTTGACGAGATCATAGACGTGTCGCAGATAGACGCATCGCAGATATAAAACGCCCTCCCTCGATAACTTCGGGGGAGGGTATTTTTGTCGCTGTAAATCGCTATCTAGTCGAGCTTGATACCGTACTCGCGCGCCACGCGGGTCTTCTTACCCATGCACCACATGCCAGAAATGTGACCGTCAGCGTTTGCCATGATGTCGAAAACCAGGCCGTCCGCTTCGCGGAAATCGTCGGTGCTGCCGTCCTCGCGCTCGTGGAAGGCGATGCGCTTACCCTGGTCGAGTACCTCGTTCATGGTGAGCTGCTTTTTGGTGGTCATCGTATCTCCTTTAGTGCTTCGTCATGTACTCATGAGTAGCCATCATGAGGTAGTAATCCTCGTCGTGGCGCTGCTCCTTGCGGCGCTCCACGGGCGTCATCTTCTTACGCTCGCGTGCGCGAGAGTTTGCCGCAGCCTGGATGAGTCCGAGGAGTAGCCCGACGCCATAAAAATATAGGATTATAAAGAACGCCGTGTATAAATCCATCATGCCACCGCCTTCCCGCTCGGGCGCTTGCGCATGGTCCTTGTGAGTCCTGCCCATGGAGCCACAGCATCGGCAAAGCTCGCGCCGCACCCATTATACCAAGAGAGCGCGCCGCTCGTGCTCACTGGCCGTCCATCGCCGCACTGGATGGAAATTGACGGCATCCCCTCGCGCTTTGTCTGGATTGGATAGGCATCCCACAGCCGCCCATCTATCGGCACCAAGATGTTGCGCCACGCGCCGCGCTCGTCGCGGTGATTTGCCATGCGATAGAAGATGCCGTCTGCGTAGTACGCCTGACGGTAGAAAATCTGGTACGCCCTGCCGCCACGAGGTCCGCATACTGGACGGCGTGCCCGCTGGTAGGTGTATCGGGTCTCTAGCGCGTGACCACTTGTCCCGTCCCCGAAAAGGACCTTGCGATAGCGGAAGTACTTTTTACCTCCATGCGCCGCTGGCTCTACAAGGGGTATCTCCTTGCACATGCTTGCTCCTCCTCGTCTCTTTTGACCTGCGCCAGTGCAGGCCAAACGAAGCGCCCGCGTGGGGGGTGCTCCGTCGTGGCCGGTACTGCCTTTTAGGGAGTGATTAGCGCTAAGTCGTCTTCGTACTCCTTGAGTCTTGACTCATAGCACGCGACTATCTGGTCCATGGTCGCATAGCGGACTTCGTCGGGTGCGATGTGATAGCGCTTGTCGAGCGCGTCCCAGTCCATAAAGTAGCTATCTATCATGCATCCGCGCGCTTCGTCGCTAGTGATGGCCGCGCGATGGTAGATCCTTCCGTCCCAGCGCTCCGACCCTACCCACTCGTCGCGCTTCTTCTTGGAGTTGAAGACCCTCACCGTGCCTAGCCGCTTGCCGTCTCCGTCTACGCAGTCGGGGCCGTATATGCAGGAGATTCCGTAAAAGTGCTTACTCATGACGTCCTTCTCTCGTGGTCTTCCTTCGCGTCGTGTCCTCTTTGTCTCAAGCGCTAGTGGATGCTTGCGCTAGTCCATGTACGCCAGATGGATGATGCTGGCCCCGCCCTTGTGGTCGGTGACGGTGGGATAGAGTCCGTACCATACGAGCGTCAAGCCGTATGCGCTCCACGCTTCCTTCATGCGCTTCTCGCGCTTCTCGAGCAGGTCGCTCTTGTGCGCCGCATGCTTGCTCGCCGCATAGGCTTCGTCGACGTTCTCGCGCTCCCACTCGCGAGCTCTTGCGAGTGCATAGCGGATGGTGCGCACGATGATATCTAGCGCCTTGTCCTCGTCTCCGTCGCCCATCGCCGCGAGCTTCTCCGCATTGCGGTACCTGTCCGCCCACACTCTTTGTGACTTTGTGCTCATGTCGTGCTCCTCCTCGTCTCGTGCGCTTGCTTTTGCTTGCGCTAGTGATAGCTTGCCCGCTTGAGACGGCTTGCGCAAGCAGTCACTAGCGACTACACAAAGCCTACACAATCAATCGCTAGCGCTAAAAGCTGCTAAGATGTGTATGTGTACAAAGCAGCAGGTAAAGGAGGTCGCACATCATGAGTCCATCGGATGCCGTGCGCGAGATGGTCAAGGCTTCGGGCCTGAGCGCATACGCCGCATCTCGCAAGGCCGGGCGCGCGTCGGCATACATTAGTGTTTTATTGAGCAGGGGAGTAGACCCGTCATCGAGGGTGCTTGCCGACATAGCGCGCGCGTGTGGCTACACGCTCAAGCTGGTTGGGCACGGCGATGTGATAGAGCTGGACGGCACGCACGACGCCAGCGCCACCACCGACGCCACCGACGCCACCAGCTCCACCACCACCGACAACGACCAGCGCGCCTAGCCTGTCTGCCCGCGCCTGCTCGGCGGCACGACGCACACACTACACACAGCCCGCGCACTTGTACCAGCAGGGCCACGCCACCACCACGGCGCGGCCCTTTCTTTGTGCGCGTAGCTCTACGAGCCGCCGCGATCCAGTGCGTATGCCGATGGCGTGGGCCTAGGTGGCAGGCGTGGCGGTGGTGCAGTGGTGCACTCGTCGGCGTGATCTGGCGCCTGACCGCTCGACACAGCGCCACGACCTGCGCGTGTAGGTCCTTACTAGCGACGAGCGCGACGGCTACGGCTGCGGCGCGCGCCCGCCGTCCTGGACGCCATGCCATGCGTGCCAGGCGCGGCACCACGGCACGGCACCACGACCGCGCTGCTTGCTTGCTCTCTCTGCTTGCGCGCGACGCGACGCGCGGGGTACTACGCCGTTATTTTTTTGCTCGATTTTTGTACGAAAGAGCAACGTTTTCGCAGGTAAGATACCTAGCATGGGTATAGCCCCCCCCATAAAAAATTTAATTGTGGCCCTAGGGGGACCGGCGCCCCCAGTTCATTTTCTAGCGAGACACAGTAAACGAAAGCTAACTTTCGCGAAAAAAGAGGTCATGTTGCATGTGCAACACATCGAGATGTTACAATTGCAACAGAACTTATTAGCAATTTTACATGAGGGATTGCTTGGCACGAGATTTTGCAGTCGGATTTTATCACTCTGGCGCGTGGAAACGTACACAGGCGGCATATATGGCAAGGCCAGTGTACGTGCACGGCGATTTGTGCCCTCCATATATGTGTGAAAGGTGCTTTAGTCGAGGAATTCTAAAGTCTGCTGAGATAGTCCACCACAAGACGCACATTGAGCCGTGGAACATTGACGATCCTCGCGTGACGTTAGACTTCGGAAACCTTATGCGCGTTTGCAGGGACTGCCATGCAGCGCTTCACGGCAAGAGCGATGACGAATGCCCTGGTTCTAGGGTTAAGTTCGGGCCGAACGGGGAAGTGCTACAGAGGTGATTTGCTATGGCGCAGGTGCGGAAGACGATAGACAAGAGACGCATTGATGACAAGAGGAAAAGGCTGTCTGAGCAGATAGACAAGCTGGATGGCATAGACCTCATGTTTGCGAACGACCTGCTGGAAGAGTACGCGAGAACGTACGAGATGGTTTTGTCGCTTGGCGAGTCCATTGCCCGTGATGGCGTGATGGTCGAGATAGAAAAGGGCGGAGCAAACAACCGCCACAAAGAGATGGTTGAGAATCCTGCGTTTGGTACCTACTACAAGGCAACGGCTAGGCTCACTGACTTAGCTCGCAAGATATCGCTGTTTGTGAAACAAGGCAAGGATGACGAAGGTGACGAGGAGGACGAACTTGTCGCGTTCAACCGCAGGCGTCCAGAGTAAGTATGTTGACGAGGACGGAAAGACGGATGCAGAGACATACCTAGAGGGCGTTGTTGGCGGAACCGTCACGGCAGGAAAGAAGCTGGTTGCCCTCGCTTCAATAATGCTCGATAGGATTCGTAATGGATATAAGCAGTGGCATTACGACGCGTGGTATGCGACCCGTCCAGTAGAGTTCATAGAGACGTTTTGCTGCTACCCAGCTGGACGAAAGATGGGTATGGCGTTCGAGCTTGAGAGCTATGAGCGCGCGTGGGTTGAGCTGATATTTGGATTCGTAGACAAAGACGGAATACGAGAGTTCCAGTACGCGATAATCGAGGTTGCTCGTAAGAACGGAAAGACATCTTTGCTTGCCGCAATAGAGTTGTACATGCTCGTGTCTGACGGAGAGGGTGCCCCGCAGATTTACAACAGCGCAGTTACTGGAAACCAAGCGTCACTTGGATATGGCGCGGCGCTTCACATGCTCCGCAAGTCCCCGAAGCTAAAGAAGTGGATTCGAGAGGGCGCTGTAAAGGAGCGCGACAACCAATCTGGCATGATATGCGACGCCACGCTTGGGTACATATGCACGCTTTCTGGTGACTCTAAGTCGCTGGATGGTCTTGATATACATTTTGGCGTGCTGGACGAGCTAGCAGCATGGAAGACGCGAGGTGTGTACGACCTCATAAAGCAGTCAATAGGTGCGCGCGAGCAGCCTATGATAATGGCTATCTCTACGCAGGGATTTGTTCGCGATTCGATATGGGACGCCGAGCTTGAGTATTCGAACAAGTGGCTTAACGGAGATATCGAAGACGATAGATTCATTGCGATTCTCTATGAGCTTGATGATCGTGATGAGATGTACGATGAGTTGGCATGGGCCAAGGCAAACCCTGGTCTTGGAACCGTAAAGCGCCTACAGTACATGCGCGACCAAGCCACAAAGGCGAGAAACGACCCTCAGTTCGTTCCTACGTACCTCACAAAGGACCTCAACCTTCCAGCAAACCAAGCAGCCGCGTTCCTCACGTACGAAGAGTGCGTTAATGAGGGAACGTACAAGCTGGATGACGGAGAGCAGGTTTACTGCATAATCGGATTTGACGCGGCAGATTTCATAGACCTTACAGCTGCGAAGGCCATATTCATGCGGAAGAACGACGATCATATCTACGAGCGCTCGATGTATTGGATTCCAGAGACGCAGGTTGAGATAAACTCAAACTCTCAGGGTCAGCGTGACGGTGTTCCGTATCAGGCGTGGGCAGCGCGCGACTTGATACGCATCGTTCCGGGCAACAATGTTCCAAGACAAGTTATCGTTGACTGGATTCAGGAGATATACAACGACGGATTCATACCGTTTGCGATAGGCTATGACCCGTGGCACGTTGAGCAACCGATACAAGAGCAGTTCCGCATGTACATAGGAAGGGACCGCGTTGTTCCAGTAAGGCAGGGCGCGCTTACTCTGTCTAACCCGATGAAGCAGATTAAAAGCGACTTGCGCGACGGGAAGGTAATAGACAACCACAACCCAGTTAACGAGTGGTGCCGAATGAACGTTGCCGCAAAGACGGACATAAACAACAATGTGCAGCCAGTTAAGGTAAGTGACGCGAAGCATAGGATAGATGGCTTTATGGCAGAGCTTGATGCATACGTTGTCATGATGTCAATGTGGGATGAGTATCAGGAGCTTGTCCAGTCCTAGCGTTTGACGTGCAAGAACTTGTACCTACCAGAATGCAAAAAAATGCAATACCCTTAAAGCATGGGAGTATTGTCTAAATTCTTCCCGCGCAGGCACGAACAGGCACAGTGCTCAAACTCCTACTTCAAGACGTTCACAGAGTATGCACCAGTATTCTCCACCTACGAAGGCGGAGTATACGAGCAGGCATTGACGAGGGCCGCAATAGAGCGGTTCTCACTCTCGGCGTCAAAGTTGAAACCAGAGCTGACTGGCACGTCGAAGCCGCGCATTGGGAAGTTATTCAAGAGCCAGCCTAACCCGTACATGACGTGGCCTAGGTTTCTTGCGCGCTGCGCGACCATAGTCGAATGTGACACGACATGTGCCGTCGTTCCGTCATTCGATCAGTCGCTGAACGTTACTGGCCTTTTCCCGCTAAAGTTCGATTCTGCCGACATTGTTGAATACGATGGCGAACAGTGGGTTAGGTTCAGCCTTGCTTCTGGTGATACGCTCACGATAGAGCTTTCTAATGTCTGCTTTCTTACTAGGTTCCAATACCAGAGTGATTTCTTTGGTGGTGGAAACAAGCCGCTTATTCCAACAATGCGACTTATTGATGTACAACAGCAGGCGCAGGAGCAGGCAATACGGTTTGGCGCAAACATTCGCTTCATTGGGCGCGTTAATGGCCTGATGAAGGATGACCAACTTGAAGAGAAGCGCCGTAAGTTCTCTGAACAGAATCTTTCAGCCGAAAACGACACTGGAATGCTCGCGTACGACAACACGTTTGCCGACGTCCAGCAGGTTTCCGCTCAGCGCTACACGATAGGCGCTGACGAGATGGACGTTATAGAGAACAACGTCTTCAACTACTTTGGCATCTCTAAGAAGATACTTCAGAACGACTTCAACGAGGACGAGTGGGGTGCCTACTACGAGTCCAAGGTTGAGCCGTTCGCCGTCCAGCTTGGCGAGGGCCTTACGCAGATGCTGTTCACGCCAGTCGAGCAGATGCACGGCAACAGGATCATGTTCAGTGCGAACAGGCTCGAATACGCGTCTAACGCATCGAAGCGGAACATGGCTCGCGACATGACAGATAGAGGAATCATCTCAATTAACGAAGCGCGCGAGATGCTTCAGCTTCCGCCTGTTGATGGCGGAGACGTGCGCGTCATTCGCGGCGAGTACACGAACGCCGACACTCTTGGCGGGGCCATAGTCGCTACGCAGGCGCACATTCCAGCATCGAAGAATACCGACGAGGATTTCGACCTTGGCGGAGACGATGACATTTACAACGATACAGACGGTCGTGGAACATTGGAGACTGATGACTAATGCCATTTAAGCCAGGTGAGCGTGAGTACCGCAGCTTCTTCGGCATCTCAGCGACCCCAAACGATGACAAGAAGCAGCCATACGAGGTCCAAGGTTATGCGACAACTTTTGACGTGCCATATGAGTTCGGGCGCGATTGGGATGGAAACACCGTCTACGAGGTGATTGACAGGCACGCGCTGGATGGTGCCGACATGTCAGACGTGATTATGCAGTTCGATCACGCTGGGCAGCCCATGGCGCGGCAGCGCAACAAGACGCTTGAGATAACGCTTGATGACCACGGAATGCTTGTTCGCGCATCTCTTGCAGGCTCGCAGGCTGGTCGAGAACTTTACGAAGCAATCACCAACGGTCTTGTAGACAGAATGAGTTGGGGATTCACGGTTCCAAAAGATGGATGGGAGTACGACGAGGAAACGCGCACCTCGAAGATAACGCGCGTTGACAAGGTGTTCGATGTGTCTGCCGTCAGTAGGCCAGCTGACGAGGACACGGAGATACATGCGCGTTCCTATCTCAACGGAGTGATTGAGTCGGAGCACTTGGAGCAAGTGCGGCGCAAGAAGGATGAGCGAGAGAGGGAAAAGCTTCTCCTGCTCATGAGCATTAACGACTTGTAACTCAGGAGGATAGATGAAGAAGTTCAGTATTGAGCAGTATCGTGCTCTTGACGCTGATGCGTTCGAGCAGCGCAAGGCCGAGGTTACCAAGGCAATCGAGAATTTCGATGGCAATGGTGAGCTTACCATGGATGACCTCAAGGAAGAGGTTCGCATGATTAAGCAGGACGCCGAGCGCCGCAACCTCGTTGTTGAGACGCGCAACGCGAAGCTTTCCGTTGTCTCCGCTGGTGCTGGTAAGACCATTGACTCTACCACCACCCACACCGTTGCGCCCGTCAATGACCGTGAGGACATTTTCTCTAGCGACGAGTACAACCGCGCGTTTGCCGCTTCCGTTGTCGAGCATCGCTCCATGCCGTCCGAGATTGTCAACGACCCGCGCTATCAGGCGCGCGTCAACCAGATGACCGCAGTTGTCGGCACTGCCGTTCAGGGCAACGTCGTTCCTACCAACCTTCAGGACCAGATTATTCAGGAGACCGAGGAGCACGGCGTCATTTACGCGGGAGTTTCCAAGACTTCCTACCCCGGCGGCATCGAGATCCCGACCATGAGCATGCGGCCTACCGCATCTTGGATTACCGAGTCCAAGACCAGCGACGACCAGAAGCTTGAGCCAGATGGCAAGCTCGTGTTCTCCTACTACGGCATGGAGGTCAAGCTTGCCGAGTCCTTCCTCGCTCAGGCGGTGACGCTCCCCGCGTTCCAGCGCAAGTTTGTCGAGCTTGCCGCTGATGCTCGCGCCGCGCTTCTGGATGACGCGATTCTCAACGGTACTGGTAGCGGTCAGCCTACTGGCATTACCGTCGATTCTCGCGTCAAGACTTCTGCCACGCTTGCAGAAGCTGACATGAAGACGTGGGCTGCGTGGCACTCCAAGTTCAAGAAGCTCATCAAGAAGCGCTATCGTGGCGGTTCTCTCATCATGAACCAGGCTACGTTTGACGAGTTCATTGACGGCATGGTTGACAACAACGGCCAGCCCGTTGCGCGCGTCAACTATGGCATTGACGGCGAGGAGACCATGCGATTCATGGGCATCCCCGTTATTACCGTCGATGATGCGATTGGCGATTTTGCATCTGTAAAGACTGGTGGCGTGTTCGCCATCTACACCAACCTCTCCGACTACACCATTAACTCTGCGCTTCCTCTGCGTACCTCTAAGTGGAACGACGAGGACAACAACCTTGCGAAGTACAAGCTGCTTGAGTGGCTTGACGGCAAGATCATTAACCCGTTCGGCACCATCCTTCTTAAGAAGGGTGCCAGCGCCTAAGAGGAGCGTGATTAACGTTGGCACTTATGGATGACGTGAAGGTTGCGCTTAGGGTCAAGAGTGACGCAACAGACGCCGAGATTAGGTCGCTCATAAACGCCGCGATTTCAGATATGAAGCGCGTTGGTGTTGGCACCGATTATCTTGACGAGTCAACAATAGACCCTATCGCGAAAAGCGCGGTAATTCTGTTCTGCAAGGCACGATATGGATACGACAACTCAGAAGCGTCTCGTTTCGAGGAATCGTACAGACAGACCGTCATAGACCTTATCAATTCCGATAGGTGCCAGCGATGACGCGCTGGAACGACACAATCACGCTGCTGTCCGCGCCCAGTCCATATCAGGACGCGGGCGGCGCGTGGCACGACGGAAAGCGAGAGCCAAAGGAACTGTTCTGCAACAGGCTGACAATGAGCCTTTCGCAGACCGCATCGGCGTTGGACCTTGGAATGCGCGACGTATTGCAGGTTCAGGTTAGAACCGTCGATTACGACGGAGAGGACCAAGCGCAGTACGACGGCAAGACGCTCGAAGTCACTTACGCAGCAAGGCGAGGAGACACAACGACGCTCACGCTTGGTCGCAAGATTGGCGATGAGGTCAATGAGTGACATTGAGTGTGACGCAGACGCATTCGCAGACGTGCTAAACGGGATGCTCAAAGACTCCGCAGGAAAGGTCAAGAAGGGCGCGACCAAGGCCGTAAGAGAAGGCGGAGAAAAGTCTCGCGACGAGTGGTCATCGCTTGCTTCTGGAATGTTCAACGGCACTGGAAGATACGCCGCGAGCATCGAAATGAAGATGCACCGCTCAGACGATGGGCCGTCATCGGAAGTTGGATCTGCTTCGCTCCCTGGTCTCCCACACCTGCTAGAGAAGGGCCATGCGCTTGTAGGCGGTGGTCGGAGCAGAGCGTTTCCGCATGTGGCCCCTGCGGCAGAAGCTGGATTCAAGGTCACGGAGCAGGCGCTTAAGGAGATTGAGCTTTGACGCCATCAGAGACCATTTACAAGAAGCTTTCCGCAACTGGAATCAAGGGAACGCGCGTTGCGTGGCCTGTTGGACATGTCGAACCGCTCCCATGGTTCGTATACAGCATGGACCGCTCAGACGAGTACGCATCAGATTCGAACTACTACGCAACGTGGAACGTGACCGTAGACCTCTATGAGAAGGAAATGGACGAGAAGGCAGAGTCCAGCATAGAGACCGCGTGCAAGTCGTTTGGACCAACGCAGAGAACAGAGACATGGCTTAAGAGCGAGAACGCGTACGTCATCTCGTTCACTTTTACGTACACACCTAAAGAAGGGGAACCAGTAAATGGGCAAGGTTCGTTTCGGACTTAAGAACGTCCACTATTCTATTTATGACACCAAGACCAACAAGTACGGCCCTTGGAAGGACCTCCCCGGCGATGTGAAGCTGACCGCAGACCCGCAGGGCGATTCCTCCAAGTTCTATGCATCTGACGTTGCCTACTACGTCACCAACACCAACTCTGGCGAGTCTGGATCTCTTGAGATTGCCGCGCTCACCGATGACATGCTCATTGACCTTCTCGGATATGAGCGCGACGAGACCTCTGGCCTTCTGTTCGAGCCGACCGACGCACAGCCCAACACCGTCGCGCTTGGCTACGAGGTTGACGGCAACGAGGAGAAGCAGCGCGGCGTGCGCTACAACGTCACGTTCTCTCGTCCTAAGCAGGAGTCCAACACCAAGGGCGACAAGAGCGACCCCGACACCGTGTCTCTCGATTACACGGCGATTGGCCGCGACTTCACCATTGGCGGCAAGACTCGCAACGTCCTCAAGGCACACTGCGACAACTCCGGCGATACGCATGCCGCGTATGACAAGTTCTTTGACAACGTTCTTATCCCTGGGACCGCTCCTGCCGCTGCGTAGCCAGACAACAAGGACGAACACCAAGTAGACATGGAAGGGGTTGGCTGGTTTGCCATTCGTTGATTACAACAAGTCTGGAATCAAGACGCAGTACAAGGCCACGGCGTGGACGTGCGTTATCTACGAGCAGGAATTTGGTCGCGACCTTATCAAGGACATCTACGGGAAGATTGACATTACTCATGTTGACTCTGCGGGAGTCCTCGACTTCACCCAGACCAACTGGACGTGCGTCATTCGCGCGTTCTGGGCGATGGTCAAGACGGCAGACCCGTCAACCCCGTCGTTCGACCAGTGGGCTATCGAGCAGGATACGGTAGACCTGCCAACCATGTCTGCGAGCGTGGTTGACGAGTGCTTTCGCAGGCTTACTCCGTCCCTTGAGACCGAAGAGATCGAAGAGGGTGGAGACAAAGAGTAAGGAGACAGCGGGGGCGGGCCATGCGCTCGCCCTCCCTTACTCTTCTCTCGTCATGCGTGCGATTAAGTCAGGCATGACGATAAACGACATACGCGACATGCCGCTACAGATGCTTCTCGGACTTCTCGAAGCAAGCGTTGATGATCAGCTTGCGTCAGAAGAGATGGCAGAGGAAGAACGCGACGACAATTATGTTCGCGAAGCTACACAGGATGATATAAAGGCGTTTATCTAGCGCCGAAGGGGGAGCTGTGGCTGAGACCTATCGTGGCCTTACAATCCGTATCGGAGCTAATACCACGAAGCTGAGCGCTGCGCTTAAGACAGCAGAGAGCGCAATTAGCTCAACTCAGTCTCAGCTAAATAAGCTGAAACAGGCGCTTAGGCTCGACCCCGGAAACCTCTCCAACATCCAGTCTCAGATTAGTGGCGTTGGCGATAAGGCAGAGGACTACTATCTCAAACTTACGCGCCTGCGCGATGCATATGGCAAGCTTAGCAACACAAAGCTCACCAATGGCAACGGAACTGTTGGTGAGCTTGCCAAGCAGACTGAGAACGTTCAGCTTAAGGCAAAGCTTCTTCACGAGCGCTTTAATTCGGTAAACGAAGAGTTAGCCAAGACTTACAATCAGCTTGAAAAGGTGTCTGGCGTAAAGCTGGATGACGATAACATTGGCTCCGAGGAATCTGTTAAGCGCTTCAAAGAGCTTGGCATAAAGGCAGAGGACATAACGCGTGACTCTGTTGACATGGCAAAGAAGCTTCAAGAGGTTCTTGGCAAGGACGTAATCTCAGACGAGATGATTTCCCATCTCTCGACCCTCAAGAAGAACTTTGTTGACATTCAGAAGTCAATGAAGGACATGGATCGTGCTGCGAAGCTTGAGAACATGGGAACTGACCTCAAGCTGGTAGAAGCTAACGCAACTGCTTCAGCGCGTGCCATGTCTAAGCTTAAGCAGGCTTCAGAGCTTTCGAATACGTCCAAGGTCAAGGTCCTCGATGATGAGCTGCAAAAGGTATCTAGCGCTTCAGAGGAGACGCAAGGACGCCTTCAAAAGGTAAACGAAGCCCTTAAGCTCGACCCGTCGAACGTCATGGCTACTGAGCAAAAGACTGTATTGCTCAAGCAGTCGATAGAGCAGGCTGCCACTAAGGCACAACTGCTTGATGACAAGCTCAAAGCGTACGAAGACGCTGGTGTAGACAAGCTTGCCAATGGGTTTGATGACGTTTCGCAGGCAGTCGTTGAGACAAGGGATAAGTTCGAGAGCACGAGTGATGCGCTCAACGAAGCAAAGGGCAACCTCGACCAGCTTGAAGCAAAACTTAATTCCTACAAGGACATAGACGTAGGAAAGCAGACTGACGAGTTCGAGCGCACGAAGTCTGCCGTCGATAACGCGCGAAATGAGGTCAATAGGCTATCTGATGCAGCCAACCAGGCTGAGGAAGCCTACGACGGAGCGCTTGCGGCGCAGGAGTTCGAGAAGACCAAGGACGCTGCATCTGAAGCGCGCAGCGAGGTCCAGAACCTTTCCGAGCAGCTTGCTAACATTGGCAAGGACGGCCTAGAGGACGGAATTGGCCGCGCAAGCACGCAGATATACGACTTTGGCAAGGGCGTTTCGAACGTTGGCTATGCACTTGACAGCACGATTGGTCAGGGACTAAGGAACGTTGGTACTAAGGCGCTCGATTCTGCGAAAACCGTTGATTCGTCGTTCCGCGACATGGCAAAGACCGTAAACGGAACAAAGTCTCAGTTCAACGCACTTAGGTCTAGCGCAGAGACGTTCTCACTCACCCACGTTACTAGCGCCGACCAGATTCTTGAGATTGAAGCGATGGGCGGACAGCTCGGAATATCGGCTGATAAGCTGAGCCAGTTTGCCAACACAGCTTCCAACATCGACATTGCAACCGACATAGACGCGAACACTGCGGCACAGCAGCTTGGTCAGCTCAACGGCATAATGGATGACCTGCAAGTTACCGCCGACAAGACGCATGGCGGAATGAGCAACTTTGCGGACGCGCTGGTAAGGCTTGGAAACAACTCTCCAACGCTCGAATCGAACATCATGGACATTACCACGCGCATTGCGTCTCAGTCCAACATCCTTGGCATGACAACTCCGCAGGTACTTGGATGGTCAACTGCAATCGCCGCAACTGGTCAGAAGTCAGAAGCGGCAGGAACAGCCATGGCGAAGACCATGAGCCAGATTGAGTCTGCCGTTGGTCAGGGCGGCGATGCTCTGAAGGGCTTTGCTGACGTTGCCGGAATGAGCGCCGACGATTTCAAGGCAAAGTGGGAGAAGGATCCGAGCGCGGCGCTCGAAAGCTTCATTAAGGGGCTTAAGCGCATAAACGACGAGGGTGGTTCTGTCGATAACACCCTTGCAAAGCTTGGCATATCTTCGGTAAGGCAAAAGCAAGGACTCGAGGGCCTTACCAAGACCGTCGGAAGTCTCGACAACTATCTCAAGATGTCTGGCGATGCATGGAGCGGTGTGTCCGACCAGTGGGGCAAGGCTGGTGACGCGGCGCGAGAAGCAGACAAGAAGTCGCGTGGCCTTTCTGGAACCATGGCTAAGCTTTCGAACGCAGAGCAGGTGTTTGGCTCTACCATTGGCGAGGGAATGGTTCCCTATCTGAACGCTGGTGCCGATGCTCTGAAGGATCTTACGAAGTCGTTTGGTGGTCTAAGCAGCTCTGCCAAGAGTGGCGTCGTTGCGATTGGTGGAATTGCTGCCGTGATGCCGAAGCTCCTCATCAGCGGCGGACAGGTCATCATGGGCGTTAACTCAATCAAGGACACTCTTGGCGGCCTTAGCCCTAGCAGCGGGATATTGAGCGTGCTCACTAATAAGTGGGTACTTCTTGGGATTGCAGGAGCGACCGCTGCCATTGCCATAAAGGCTGGAATCGATAACTACACCCAGTCTATGGAGCGCAACAGGAAGGTCAGCGAGGGCGTAGAGGACGCTCTCGACAATCTCTACGATGGCAACGAAAAGCTTGGGGACAGCGCCGAGGATGCTGCAAAGCGCACTCAGGACGCGTTTGACAAGATGGCTGAGTCTTCCGACAAGGCAAGGAAGGCACATCAGAAGTACGTTGATGCATCAGAGAAGGCAGCGGATTCGTCTCAGAAGGCAGTCGATAAGTATGAGAGCGAGAATGCTTCTCTTGAGCGCGCGGGCTCAGTTATCGACACGTACATGAACAAGAGCGGTCTGTCCGAGACGCAGCAGCGCGAGCTGTGCGACGCGATTGACACCGTGAATAGTGCGTGCGGAACACAGTACAAGGTGGTTGACGCAAGCGCTGGAAAGATTCAGGACGAGACTGGCAAGATTCAGGACAACACCAAGGAGATTTGGAACAACATCCATGCCCGCGAGCAGCAGGCGAAGGCAGACACCATAGGAACTATTAAGTCTGGCGTTGACCAGAAGTATTCCGCGAGCGCGAACGAGTACGGCGATGACGTGCAGGCGCTTAAGGACTCGCAGGACGCGTTTGCTGCCGCCCAGAAGAGCGCGAACAAGTACCACGTCACGCTGTCAAACGCTCAGGGCATAATCGACAACTACTATAACCACACTGGGAACGTTTCCAAGGCGCAAAAGGACGTCGCTAGCAAGCTTCTCGGCGCTAGCCGTGCCATAAAGATGAACGCCGAGGAAACGCGCAAGGCGGAGAAGACAACCAGGGCGCTTGCGCAGAAGAGCGCGAACCTCGCGACGGCTCAGGATGCCGTGTCGCTAAAGGCGAGCGGCGCGAAGATGTCCATGGCGCAGCTGGTCGAAGCGTCAGACGTTGCTCAGCAGGCGTTCACGAACAACTCTAAGCAGAGCAAGCTTTCGCTGTCCCAGTTCAGCGAAACCCTGTCGAGCGTTGCGAAGGACCAAGGCAAGCTTCAACAGGTCATGAGCGACCCGCAGGCGTTTGCGCAGATAGTCAACGCATACGACGGAACGGCAAGCTCAATCGAGGGCATTCTAGAACAGCTCGGCATTCACTATGACTCCGTAAAGGGCAAGCAGATTGATGCGGCAAACGCCGCAAAGCAGTTTGAGTCGGTGTGGGACGGTATGAGCACAGAAGCCTATGCCAACCTTGCCGGAATGGGCATGACGTTCGATTCGTTCTCTCAGAAGATGAAGGGCGCAGGGATAAACGCCCAGTGGCTCGGAGCCGTTGGGAAACAGAACTTTTCTCAGCTTGCCGCGACGGCACCAAATATAGACGTTCTCACGACAAGGCTCCAAAACCTCCAGGACCTCAATCTTGACCCTAAGCACTTCACGGTAACAGATCAAGGAACCATCCAGCTTGAGAACGGCTTGGTAATCGACCTCAACGAGAAGACGATTAATGACAAGCCATATCACGTCAACAGTGACGGAACGATTAGCGTCGAGGGTACCAACATTGACCACTTCAACCAGAAGAAGCTCCAAGACAAGGACTTCAAGATTGTCGATAAGACTGGTTCGGCGAAGAAGGCCAAGAACGACGTAGATAGCGTTGGGAAATCTGCAGACAACGTTTCTAAGAAGAAAGCGACAATCAACGTTAGCGCTCAGACCGCATCTGCAAAGAGCCGACTAGGGGTAATCAACAGGCTCGCGGACACGACGAACAGCAAGAAGCCTAAGGTAAAGGTCAGTGAAAGCGGTTCAAAGAGTTCAGAAACGAAGATAAAGAAAGTCGGCTCCGCAGCAGACAATCTAAACCGCAAGAAGGCCACCACAAAGATAAGCGCCACCGACAACGCATCTAGCAAGATAAGCTCCGTCTCAGAGAGACTTAAGAAGCTGGACGGAAAGAGCGCAACCGTCACGATAACGACAGTGACGAAGGAAAAGAAGGGTAGCAACGCACGCGGAGGAATCATCCAGCGCCACGCGGCAGGTGCCGTGTACACGCGCGCAACGATGGTTGACTCTTACAACGAGATAGGCGAAGCGGGCGCAGAGTACTTCGACGGAACCCACATTGTTCCGCTTACAAACAGCAAGTACAGCACACCGTTTGCACGCGTGATTGCCGAAGAGTTCATGTCGATGCTGAGGGATGAGCTGTCAAAGCAGACGAGCGGTGCCGTGGCGGGCGGCGAGATGCTGGTCAATTGGCTTGACAGGAACCTTTGGGCAACGATACGCGAGAACGCCCCGTCAATGACGATCAGGGAAGCCAGGAGGTTGCTTTAGTTGAGAGACGTAAGGTATATCTCCTCTGATGGAGAAGTGTTCTACCTCACGACCCAAGATATGGCTGGTTGGTCTAACGAGTTGCTTGGGTGGTCGTGGGACGCAGACAGCACAAGCGGGGCAGTCAAACGCAAAGCGAGGTCGTACAAACTTGACGTAATAAGCCATTCAGCAGACAAGCTAACAAGATTCTCGAGGGCTGTCGAGCAGGACGCGCTTAACAACGTACAAGGATCAATGTACGTAGATGGATGGGCTTTAAAGTGCAATGTGACAGTCGCTGAGCCGTCACTAGACAATGGCGCAGTGATTCTTGTAACGCTTACTTTGTATGCCACCGACCCCACGTGGCGGCGCATCACGAAGCACCCGCTGGTGGCTGAGTCTGGCACGGACACGAGCACCATGGGATTAGACTACCCGACCGACTACGAGTTCGATTACTCGGGCACGTCTCGCGGCAGCTCCATGCAGTCATTCCACGCAGACGTGCCGTGCTCCGTGCGAGTGACGTTCTTTGGGCCGTGCCAGAACCCCTACGTGCAGGTCACGAGCACGAGCGAAAAGACAACCACGTCCAACTACTACGGCGTGGACGCGAGCGCGGACGCGGGCGAGCGCATCGTGGTGGACCCCATGGGCAGGCGCTCCGTGGGGTCGAGCGTGTACAAGGTGGGCGCGTACGGCGAGCGCACGAATCTGTTCGACTCGCGCAGGCGCGGCGTCGAGGGTTCGGGAAGCTACGTCTTCGCCACGATGCCCGCTGGCGACCTCATGGTGTCGTGGCCGCAGGGGTACGCCGTGGACGTGGAGACCATCGAGGAGAGGGGGAGTCTGCCGTGGAGCTGACGTACACGGACGCGAGCTTTCACGACGTGGGCGTGCTGGTACCGTCCAGCGGAGATTTCGCGTGGGGCACCGACGAGAACGACTTCTCGATAGACGTGTACGGCACCGACCTTCCGCCACGCGGCGGGCTGCTCTACGCGGAAGGGAGCGACGTTGGTGGCGTCGTGCGCGGATTCGAGAGCGAGACCGACAACGACATTTTTAGCGTGGTCGGGGATACGTGGACTGGCGTGCTGAATCGCCACGTGGTGGGACCACCCAGCGGCGCTGACTATCTCACCGTATCGGGAGAAGCGCGTGACTGCGTGGCGCAGCTGGTCGCGCTCACGGGGCTTACGGGACTCTACGTGGTGGACGAGCGGCGCACTGGAATCAACGTCACGCACACCTTCACCGGCTCGCGCGACGAAGCCGAGAGCGACGCGGGCAGATACATGGGCGCGTGGTCCGCAATCTGGCAGATGATGCTTGATCACGGGCTGAGCGTGACGTTCGCGTGGGACGGAAGTGCGAAGAAGGTCCGCATGGTGGTCGGCAGACGCGCCGACCGCACTAGCGACGAGGAGCAGCAGGCTGGCGTATCGAAGCTCGGCATCACGCAGAAGGACGTGACCAACCACCTCGTCTGCCTTGGGCAGGGCAACCTGAATGCGCGCACCCGCGTGGATTTGTACATGGACGCGCAGGGGAACGTCTCGAAGACGCAAACGCAAAAAGGGCTATATGAGCTGGCCGACGTATACGACGATTCGGCGGCGGAGGACGCGAGCAAGCTCGAAGAGGACGGACGCAAGAAGTTCGCCGAGATTTGGAAGGACCACGAGCAAATCACGGACTCTGCATCCAAGGGGCTACAGCTCAATCTCGGTGACTTGGTGGGCGGCACAGACGAGCGCAGCGGCATAAGCGCAACTGCCGTCATCAGCAAGCGCGTGCTGAGCTTCAGCGACGGTGTGCCCAGCTATACCTATACGACAACAGTTAGGAGCAAGAAGTGAGTGTGCAAGAGGGCTTCAATCGCTACGCCTGCGATGTGGGCGGATGCGGGAAAGTCAACTACGACCGAAACGGTGGCACCTACGCCGTTCGATACGTCGAGCGCAAGTGGATTGACGAGAATTTCCAGCAACGAAGCGCGACGTTCTGCACCGACCACGCAGCAAAGTTCGACGCCATCGTGCGCGCGCATGACGCGGACTTTGCGGCGTTCATGAAGAACGGAACGATGCCTAGCGGCGTGAGCGTTACCACGACGAAGTAGAGGAGGTAGACAGTGGCAATCGAGCTAGTGACGGGCCACAGCGGCGCGGCGCACGTCAGCGGCGCGGACGCGGGGGCCATGCACGCGGGCATCTGCGGAAGCGACTCTTACGTGCTGGGCGCGGTGCCGTCCGTGACGATGAGCGATGCGAACACTTTGGTCATCCAGCCGTGCGACCTCATGATCGAGGGGCGTCACGTGCGCCTGAGCGGCACAAACACGCTGAGCATCCGCAGCGGCGCACAGACTGGCAAGCGCAACGATTTGGTCTACGTCAGATACACCTACGACGCATCCACGGGCACGGAATCGGCCAAGCTGGGCGTCAAGGAGGGCACGACCGCCACCACCGCGACGGACCCCGCGCTGGACAACCCGTCGAGCGTGCTGGACGGCGCGACCATCGCGGACGTGGCGATATGCCGTGTGTCGCTGGACGCCCTCACGCCCACAGCGACGTGGCTCCTGCCGCAGCTGCCCACGCTCAAGGCGCTCGGGGATTCCGTATCCCAGCTCGCTCCTGTCACGCTAAGCCCCACCTTTGCGGACACGCAGGCCAAGAAGTATTTCACGGGCGGCTTCTGGCGCGTGGGACGCATCGTGATCGTGGACTTCTTCTCTTCGATTGGCGCGCCAGCAGCGTGGAAAGAAAAGACGCTGGTGACTGGTCTTCCATCACCGTCTATGCAGGTGTGGACTCCATGTGTCATGCAGACATCACCTGATAGCGCGCGGTACATGGCGTACGTAGACACAAACGGGAGCATTAAGGTTGCCAACAAATCAGCGTCCTCTGGCGGCAACTGGATAGCGTTCTCGCTCACGTATGTCGCGGCGTCGTGATGGTGTCCTAGCCCACCACGTATGTAAGCGACGCGAAGCGCGCCTTGTTCGCGACGCTAGGGCCGCCCGCGTTGGTGATGTTCACCTTCCCGTCTGAGTTCACGAAGAGCACGGTGCTCAGCACGCCGTCGCGGCTCATGCCGCCCGTCGATATGCCCTTGGACGGACGGAGTTCTGACGGCATGGTGTATGGGCACGTCGTGAAGTCCCACGAGCCGCCGCCAGGAATGGTCACGCCCGAAGCGTTGACCATCACGATCGCGCCCATGCGCCAGATGCGCCATCCGTCGTCATTTTCATACAGCCGCTCGAATTTCGTGCTCTGGGATACGGAACCCCCGAGCGCCTTGAGCGTGGGCAGCTGCGGCAGGAGCCACGTCGCTGTGGGCGTGAGGGCGTCCAGCGACACACGGCA